CTACGACCCGGTCGAGATAAAATCATTCAAGCGGTCAGCAGCCGCAGAAAGCTGGGCTTGCCGCAGGTGGGTATACACCTCATGGGTGGTGGTGATGGATGCGTGACCAAGAATTCTCTGCGCTTCCATTTCGCCAACGCCCGCAGCATACAGGGTGGAAGCCATACCGTGGCGGAACTGATGCGCAGACACATCCGCATCCCACGCCCCAGAGCCGTCCGAATGATAATAGCCCAGGGAGCGCCAATATGCGGCCCATCTGCGGCGATACTCAGACGAGGTAAAGGGCGTGGCCCGCCCAGAGGTAACATAGTCCGTGGGCGCTCCCTGATGCTCTAGCAGCAAGGGGCGCAGCACAGCGAGAATAGGCACATCACGAATGGCATTCTTGGTTTTGGGGGTGGTAATAACTGGGTTGCAGTTGCGCCACCATACAGATTTTGTGATATGGATAACCCCTGCATCAAAGTCCACGTCCTGCCATTGCAGCGCCATGCACTCACCCAAACGAATACCCGTATACATGAGAAGCCAGGCCACAAAACCAAAGCCCTCCGGGTGTGCTCTTACTGCGGCAAGCTGCGCGTCAGTGGGTGGCATGCGCACTTTCGTGGAGAGGTTACGCGGCACATCAACATAAGGGCAAGGATTAAAGTCGCCGCCAAAGTAGACAATCCAATGTCGGAACACGCTGGCAAGGATATCCTGATGGTTGCGCACGGTGCCCTTTGCATAGCCCTGATCCCCCAAGCGCTGATACCAGGCGGCAATGCGCGTCGGCGTTATTTCTTTCATTCGGTAGTCTGCCCATTCCTCCCGCGTGCGGGCGCAGGCTGCGAAGGAGCAGTACAGCGTGGAGGGTTTAATCTGCGTGCGGCGGAGTTTCATCCAGTCATCGTAGACGACCGAGAATTTCTCACCCTGGGCTTTCGTTTCAGCCAGGGCGGCTTTGTAGTCGTCAATTTTTTGTTCAACCTCGGCCAAAGTATGCCCGTAAAAATGCACGACCTTGCCGTCAATGGTTCGCTTGCGTTCCAACAGGCCATCGGCCCGGCGTTTGCGTTGGCCCATGCCGCCACCTCCCGTCATACAATAACTCGGACTTTTAAGCACATCTTTCCTGATTTGTGCAAATTGCTAATTGAATTACAACCATAGGTTTTGTATAGTTGTATCAAAACAACCGATTCACACCAAAAAGGGAGCGGATATCATGCAAAAACTCACCGACCAAGAAATAGTGGAATTGCTACACAAGCTACCAAATAAAGCAGAATACCTCAAGTATTTGCAAGACCTCGAAGCATCGCAATCGCCGCAGAATATTTCTCCGGCGGGAGATGATGAATAATATCCAAGATTTCCGCGTCCGCTTTATCCAGCCCACCGGCCACAGTGCCGGTGGGCTTTTCTTTTTCGTCGGTTTCCCCCAGCAGATAGGCAGGAGTGGTGGACAGCGCGTCGGCGAGCGTTTCAATTTGCGCTGCGGTCATTTTCCGCTTACCCCGACTGCACTCAGAGAAGAATCCCGCATCCGCATCAAGACACTTAGCTAAATACTGCATCCGCAGACCGCGGTCATCCGCAAGGGTTTTAATACGAGCAACCAATTCACTCTGGCTGTTCATTTTTTCCAAAATAATACACCCCCTATTTGTGCAAAACGTAGAATCCAATTCTTTTTGGATGAAACAGTTGCTTTTCCAAGAAGAATTGGATAGAATAAGAGGCGTTCCGAAACCAAACAAAACGAACTAAGGCATACGGAACAAGAACAGGACGCAATGCAGCTTTGTAAAGCATCACAGAACCTATTCAGACCTAGACACACTGAATATAACATAGTTTTCCCTGCTTTGCAAGTCTGCGCTGCCCCTTAGCCGAAAGGAGGGCGCAAATGGAACTGATTGAAAGCCGGGTCTACACCCGTGAGCAAGCGGCGGACGTTTTGCAGGTAAGCATTGCAAGCATCGACCGCTACATCCGAGAGGGCCGGCTGCCCGCCGCCAACCTTGGCGACGGACGAACCATCCGAATCACAGGCAAAGACATTGCAGCTTTCATCGAAAGCTGCAAGCAGTAAAAGGAGGACACCGAAATGCGAGAGCCTGAGGGTTACAGAGATGCGCTGGAGCGCGTCCGCCGGGAGGCAAAAGGCGAGCTAGTAACCATCACCGAAGCAGCAGCCATTACCGGGCTGCCCGTCAAGCGGGTCAGCTACGTCATCAGCGGCTGGATCGGTGAACACAGGGGCCGCGTCATTCCGGCAACAACGCTGGCCCGACAGTTGGTCAGCACAGAGCGGAGGTACTAACGATGACACACATTCTCAAGCTGGCGGGCACAGCAACCCTGATTTACGGGATTGCATCGCTCGGATCCCTGAACATTCCCGGCGTGATTGCCGCCGCGTTGGCCCTGAACGTCATCTGCGGTGCGCTGCTCAAAACAACGGAGGTCAAAAATGGAAAAGTTCATTCTGAAAAATAAGAACGGTCGTCCGGTATTCATCCAGCAGCCCGGCAACCTGAAAAATCCGCCGGTGCGGCTGATTCCTGAAACCTACATGAAGGTCAACATGCTTGCCGAGGTTGCAGGCATCACCCTGGGGCAGGTCATCCAGCAATGCGTCGATTACGCATTCAACAACATGGCCGCCGTCGACCCGAAAGAAGAGGAGGTACAGTGATGGAAATTTGCATCAGTATCAGCGCAAGCACCCCGGCAGAGTACCAGGATGCCCTGAACGCCCTGAACGCAGGCATCAAGGCTCCGGCAGCTCCCGCCAAGCCCTCCCCTGCCCCGCAGGCAACCCCCGTGCAGGCGCATGTACCCACGGACGGAGAGATTCCCTTTGCCAAACCGCAGGCCCCACAGCAGCCCGCTATGGCCGCCCAGGAAGAAACCACCGCTAAGCCGGTAACGCTGGAAGAATTGCAGACCACAGGCCGCAAGCTTGCGCTGGCAGGCAAGCAGGACAAGCTCGGAGAGATTCTGGGCAAGTACAGCGTCCGCAAGCTTTCTGACATCCCCAGCGAACACTGGGCCGAGGCGCTGACCGAAATGGAGGAAAACATCAATGGTTAAGACTGGAGATCGCGTCCGCGTAGTGGACAACGAAAACACCCGGATACTGCACTCAGGCATGCCTGAGTGCTACCCGGTGCCGGGCAGCCTTGGCACGGTAGATAAGCGCACCCCCACCAACAACGTCTACTGGGTCAAGTGGGACAACCTCCAGGATGATCACCCCTGGGCTTTCCCCGGGCGCTGGCTGGAAGTAGTAGAAGAGGAGCTTCCCAACATCACCACAACCGTAAAGATCACCCGCAACAAGGAACGCACGCGAGTGGAAGTCGATGGCGAATGCGGGGAGGTTTTGAAAGCGCTTGCTTTTGCCACCGCAATCGCTATCCACCGCAGCGCGCCCACTGAGGAGGGCCGCAACTTCCGGATGGGGTACTTCAAAGCGGCACTGGTGGAGGCTTTCGCAGACACGCAGGAGGCAGACGATGGCACCAAGTAAACACGCTTTGCTGGGGCCCTCCAGCAGCGCCATGTGGCTGGGCTGCCCGCCCAGTGCAAGGCTTACCGAGCACATGCCCCACGAAACCAGCGTCTACGCGGAGGAGGGCACCAAGGCCCACTACCTATGCGAGCAGCTGGTCCGCCGCAGCGTTCCCGCCTGGATGGGGCTGCCGGCAGCACCCACGCAGGACCTGCTGGACAACCCGGAGTACCCCACCGAGATGAAAAACGCCGCGGAACTGTACGCGGACTTCATCCACACCCTCTGGGTTGGCTTCCCCCACACACCCACGGTATGTGTAGAACAGCACGTCAAGATGACCCGCTGGGTCCCGGAGTGCTTCGGCACCTGCGACTGCCTGCTGATCGGCGACGGCCTGCTCCATGTAGTGGATTTCAAGTACGGCGCAGGGGTTCCGGTCAGCCCGGAGGAGAACACCCAGATGATGCTGTACGCCTTGGGGGCATGGCAGCTCTTCCAGAGCACCGACGACATCCAGACTGTGCGCATGACCATCGTGCAGCCCCGCATCCAGAGCGAGCCGGAGACCTGGGAGATTCCAGCAGACCAGCTGCTCGACTGGGCAGAAAGCACGCTCAGACCCACCGCCAAGCTGGCGTGGGAGGGCAAGGGCGAGCTGAACCCCGGCGAAAAGCAATGCCGGTGGTGCAGAGCAAAGCCCCAGTGCCGCGCCTGGAAAGACAAGTACGGTCCGCTGGCAGACTTTGTGGCTGAGACCATCCCGGAGGCCAGGGATCCGCGGCTGCTCACTGATGATGAAATCGGCGACTGGCTGACCCAGGTGCTGGGCCTGGCAGACTACGCCAAATGCCTGCAGGACTATGCACAGCAACAGCTGCAGCAAGGCGCAGTCATTCCCGGCTGGAAGCTGGTGGAGGGGCGCAGCACCCGGCGATTCATCGACCAGGATGCAGCATTCAAGGCCATGGAAGCCAGCGGCATCCAGGAAGCCATGCTGTACGAGCGCAGCCCTATCAGCCTGACGGCAGCAGAAAAGCTTCTGGGCAAAAAGCACTTTGCAGAGGTCTGCGGCACTTACATCGAGAAACCCAAAGGCAAGCCCACCCTGGCCCCAGAGAGCGATAAAAGGCCGGCTTATAACCCGGCGGACGGATTCGAGGTGGTCAAGGAATGAGCCTGATCAACCGAGAAGAGCTGCTGCGGCGGCTCAAGCTCCACGGACGTCGCAAAGATGGCAAAACCGTCATTCCTGAATGGATGCAGGTTGCCATCAAGGAAGTGGAGCACATGCCAGAGGATACAACAACAAAACTGGCTTATTGGGAAGTCGGAACCGATGTAGATGATACGCTCCCTTTTGCGCCTGAATACTACTGGTTCGGAATTTTTTACAAGTGCTCTCACTGCGGTTTTGTAACTCGCAGCACCCTCTACAAATGCCCTCAGTGCCGAAGCACCATGCAGAACGGAACCCACATAGATCCTGGGCATTCAGTTGTTGGCGCACAGTTTATGGTTACTCTAGTTATCCGGCAGGTAATTAGACGAATGCCGGAAGCCGAGCTGCTTCGTATTCACCGAGGAGAAACACCCACTAAGGAAGAAATAGAGGCGTCAAACCGACACGACAAACTGCTACAGCAAGAATATGCTGCCAAAATCTATACTAAAAAGGAAGGAACACACTATGAACGCTAACGAAATCATTATCCCCTGCCGTCTTTCTTACGCCAACATTTGGGAGGCCCGCCAGAGCATGGAGGGCGACAAGATGCAGTACAGCTGCTGCCTGCTGATTCCCAAATCCGACACCGCAACCGTCCAGCGCATCCAGGCCATGATGGCAAAGATCGAGGCCGAAGCGGTAGGCACCAAGTGGGGCGGCAAGAAGCCGGTCAGCTATGCCCACCCGCTGCTGCGCGACGGCGATACCGACCCCACCAAGGGCGGCGATTCCAACTACGCAGGCTGCTGGTTCCTGAATGCCAAGGCCAACGCGGACCACCGCCCGCAGATTGTAGATCAGAGCTGCAACCCCTGCATGGACCGCGACGAAGTGTACAGCGGCTGCTACGCCAACGTCAAGGTGAGCATCTATGCCTACAACAACCCTAAAGGCGGCAAGGGCATCTCGGCAGGCTTGGTAGCCATCCAGAAAACCAAGGATGGACCGCGCCTGGGTGGTGACACCGGTCTGGACGGCTTCGAACCCCTTCCCCCTGAGGTCGAGGATATGCTGGGCTGATACCCGGCACGGAGGTACATCTTTATGATTCTTACGGTGGACTTGGAAACTTACAGTCCCCAGGACATCGGCAAGGTAGGAGCATACCGCTACGCGCAGGACCCGGACTTTGAAATTCTGCTTTGCAGCCTTGCCGTGGACGATGGCAAGGTGCGGATTTACGACCCCGCCTACGCGGAAAGCTGGTTCGAACTGAAAAATCTCCAGAACATATTCTTCGACCCCCGCTACACCAAGCGGGCCTGGAACGCCGCCTTTGAATGGTGGTGCTTAAGCGAATACTTCCACCTGACCCAACAGCAGCGTGAAGATTGGCTGGAGCAGTGGGAAGACAGCATGGTTCACGCCATGTACTGCGGCCTGCCCGCCAGCCTGAAAGACGCAGGCAAAGCCCTCCAGTTGCCCGACGACAAAGCCAAGATGCGGGAGGGCAAGGCCCTGATCCGTTACTTCTGCTGCCCCTGCAAGCCAACCAAGGCCAACGGTGGCCGCATCCGTAACCTGCCAAGTTACGACCCCGCCAAGTGGCAGATTTTCAGACAGTACAATATCCGCGACGTTGAGACTGAAAGACACATTGACCACCTGCTGGAGCCTTTCAAGGTGCCGGATTTCATCTGGCGGCAGTGGCGGGACGACGTGCGGATGAACAGCCGCGGGATTGCCACCGACCGTGAGCTGACCAGCGGCGCGCTTTGGTGTGGTGCCCAGTACAGTTCTGAGCTGTACCAGGAAGCCAAGCAGATCACCAACCTGGGCAACCCCAACAGCCCCGCGCAGCTCCTGGGCTGGCTGGAAGGCAACGGCGCAAAGCTGCCAGACCTGCAAAAAGCTACAGTGGCCGAAGCCCTGAAAGCCCCCCAGCCCGCGAACGTGCGCCGGGTTTTGGAGCTTCGACAAGCCCTGGGGAAATCCTCCCTCAAGAAATATGATGCAATCCAGACGGCCACAGGCCCCGATGGGCGCATTCGAGGAACGCTGCAGTTCTACGGCGCCACCCGGACAGGGCGCTGGGCAGGCAGACTGCTCCAAGTGCAAAACCTGCCCCGGACTTACCTCAAGCACCAGGATGAAGTGCGCGAGCTCATCAAGGCCAAAAACCTGACCGCGCTGGAGATGATCTACGGCGACGTCAGCGACGTGCTGAGCCAGATGATCCGCACCGCGCTGATTCCAGAGCCGGGCAAGGTATTCATCGACGCAGACTTCTCCGCCATCGAAGCCCGGCTGATTGCCTGGGAAGCTGGCGAGGAATGGGTGCTGGACGTTTTCAGGACGACCGGCAAGATTTACGAGACCACAGCNGCAAGGTTGCCACTCTGGCCCTGGGCTACCAGGGCGGGGTGGGTGCCATGCGTCGGATGGATACCAGCGGCGCGCTGAANAGCAAAGATGTTCGGTATCCCAGTCGAAACCATCGTTAAGGGCAACCCGAACTACAGCTACCGGCAGCGCGGCAAGGTTGCCACTCTGGCCCTGGGCTACCAGGGCGGGGTGGGTGCCATGCGTCGGATGGATACCAGCGGCGCGCTGAAGGACCTGCCCGATGAGGAAATACAGGACATGGTCACCCGCTGGCGGCAGCAGAACCCCAAAATTGTAAATCTCTGGCGAAGCATGGAAGAGGCAGCACGGCTGGCGATCAATAACAAGCGCGGATGGGCCGTCATACCCGGCGTGTCCTTCCGCATGGAAGCAAGCACTACCGTCCCCTTCCCTTTTTTGACCATGAGCCTGCCAAGCGGGCGCAAACTGTACTACGCTGACCCCAAGATCACCGATGACGGGCACATCCACTACCGCGAACAGACCAACGCAGGCTGGCAGGACAGCGAAACCTACGGCGGCAAGCTGACCGAGAACCTGACACAGGCCATCGGCAGGGACTGCCTAGAGTTTGCCCTCGACAACTTGAAAGCGGCTGGGTACAAGGTAGTCTTCCATATTCACGATGAAGTGGTGGTGGAACACGGCACCGAAAACCCGGAAGCTGATCTCCAACGCATCCGAACCATTATGAGCCAGCCTGCACCCTGGGCAAAGGGCCTGCCCCTCAATGCAGAGGGCTGGGTCGGACAGTTCTTCACCAAGGACTGAACGGCGCAGGCAATGGTCCGAGCGGATAAGCGCCGGAGGAGCCGAACGGATAAGCGCCGGAACCGCAACGATTTGACTGGTCCCGCCGCGCGTGGGCAAAGCAGTACATGGCTTTGGCACCGTTCGCTTAGTGAGGGCAAAGCGGGGCAGTGCAAAGCAATGAAATGCCCCGGAATAGCAGCGCGACGTTCCGCACCGGAAAAGCTTGGACCAGCGAAGCTGAGGATACGCCTTGAGAAGCATAGCTGCGGCAATGCTTGTACCCGCAACGCGCCGGAAAAGCAAAGCCCTGTGCGGCTAAGGCATGGATATGCCAGGATTTGCATGGGAAACGCCACGCCTGCCCAGGCACCGCAACGCGCCGGATTGGCACAGAAAGGCAAGGGCAAGGGCTGCATAGCAAAGGCGAAGCAGGGCAAAGCCGTGGCGAAGAAGTGCAGTGCAAAGCACTGGAATAGCAGAGTATGGAGACGCTGTGGCGTGGCGATGATATGAGCTGCACCGGAAAAGCTACGCCTGCCCCGGACATGCATAGGCGAAGCATGGCTGAGCCAATCGTTGCTCCGCCAAGAGCATTATTAGAAATGCACTGAAAATCCCGGCTACGAACCGCAAGGGCAATGCACAGCAACCGATTTTACAAAAAAAAGGAGACAAATAAAAATGAAAGTACGTATTAAATTGTTGGAAGAAGCCCTGGGCAGCAGCCCCAGCAACGAAGACCTGATGGGCACTTACATCGCCAGCAAAGCCCCCACGGCGGACCTTACCTCGGAGGAAATCGACAACATCAAGGCCCAGAACGCCGAGGACCGCATCACAGTATTTCCCAAGCAGGCGGATGGCACACCGTTCATTTATGACTACCAGATCAAGGGAATGCTCAAGGATTCCTGCAAGGCGCTGGCGGCAGCTGGCAAGGCTGGGTACCCCGGCGGCAAGGCCTGCGCGGGCCTGAAAGCCTACAAAAAAGCCATCGACGGCCTGATTTTTGTGTACCCCCGCGAGATTCCCTACGACCTTCACGGCCTCAAGATGGGCTACTGCGAGCGCCCGCTCCGGGCCAGCACCCCGCAGGGCGAGCGTGTCAGCATCGCCAAGAGTGAGAGCGTGCCCGCAGGCAGCACCGCAGAGTTTGAGATTGAGTGCCTGGATCCCGGCCTGGAAGCTATGGTGCGCGAATGCCTGAACTACGGCACCAAGCGCGGACTGGGCCAGTGGCGCAACTCCGGCAAAGGCCGCTACGAGTGGGAGGAACTGTAAAATGACGAAACTTCCTGAAATCCATCCTTGCATCTGCGGCCAAACAGCCGGCCCTTTGCTGAACTGGGTACACCCTGTACATACCAAGGGATACCTGGTCGCCTGCACCCGCTGCGGGCGGGCCGGACACCTGGGCACCACCAAGGCACAGGCCATTGAGCGCTGGAACGCTGCAACTGACCCGGATAATACCGATAAACCCTGGCCCCATTTTGAAGATTTCCCGTTCCTGTATGAGGCCTACGAGGAGGACGGCAAATGACCTGGCAAGACTTCGCACGAATCGCTACAGCCCTTTACAACGAGTTACGCAAGCGCGGCTTCCATGAAAGTGACATCTGGACTTTGATCAATTTGTACTTCACCAGCGACGCATATCGCAATGTGCCGGAACCCAAGCCCGGCGAGGAGGACGACGCATGAACATAGTCGAAACCATCGGCACCGCCGCGGTGTTGGAACAGCTGGCGGAGGAATCCGCCGAGCTGGCCCAGGCGGCCCTTAAACTGGCCCGCAAGCTGCGCGGGGTGAACCCTACCCCAAAGACCGAGCAGGAATGCTGGAACGCTCTTCTTGAAGAAATAGCAGACGTTCAGGTTGCCGTGGAACAGCTCCAGCTCAAAGGAAGCCAAGCCTTTGCTATTGAAGAGACGGTCCGGGCAAAAACTCGTCGCTGGAAACAGCGCCTGCTGGCAAGGGAGGAAAACAACGATGAAAGCACATATCCCGGTAAACCGGAAAACCCGTGATGAACTGGAGGCCATCGGCCAAAAAGCCGTTGAACGCGAACGGCAGGACATTGCCACGCGGTGCCTGTACATTGTTTTGCTGGCCTGCTGGCAGACCGGACTAGCCCCGCGCACCATGCGCCGGATCAAGGACGCCATCCCAGTAGTTACCGAGAAATTCGCAGCCTACCGCACGGAGCAGCTGGCGGACCTCTGGGCCAAAACGCTGCTGGATGGTGCCGGGGTGGACGTCCCAGAAACCACAGAGCCATTATAGGAGGATCGTAACATGCGATTGAGCATCGGCACAAGCCGAACAGATAAAGTATGGAAGCAGGTGGACTGGACCTGGCCACAGTTCATCGAGGAGGCCCGCAGGCACCGCACCGTGGGCACCGAGACCCATGCAGAGTACATGGCCATGCCCAAATCCAAGCAGGACCTGCTCAAGGACAACGGCGGCTTTGTGGCCGCTGCCTTGGCAGAGGGCCGCCGCAAGCGCGGCTGCTGCCAGACGCGCAGCATGGTAACCCTGGATATCGATAACGCCCCCAGTGGCACCACAGAGGAGCTGTGCCAGACCGTGGCGGGGCTCGGCTGCGACTACCTGATCTACAGCACCCGCAAGCACAGCCCGCAGCACCCGCGCATCCGGGTCATCATTCCCATCGACCGCCCGGTCAGCGCCGATGAATACCAGCCCATTGCCAGAGCAGCGGCGCAGACCATCGACCCACTGATGAGTACCCTGGACCCGACAACCTTTGAAGCTGAGCGCCTCATGTACTGGCCCAGCGCCAGCAGTGACAGTGAAACGGTCTTTCTCAGCGCCAGCCAGGGCAAGGCGTTGCCTGCGGATGCCCTGCTCGCTACCTACGCGGACTGGCACGATGCCGCCACTTGGCCCCTGTGCCCCTCTGAGCGCACACCAAAGCGGCCAGGCGGCAAGCAGGCCGACCCCACCCAGAAACAAGGCCTGGTGGGGGCTTTCTGCCGGGTTTACGACGTACCTGCAGCGATGGACAAGTTTCTGCCGGATACTTACTCCGAAGCTTCCTCCGGGCGGTACACTTACACCAAAGGCAGCACCACCGGCGGCGCGATTCTGTACGATGACGGCAAATTCCTGTACAGCCACCACAGCACAGATCCCGCGGGCGGCAAGCTGGTTAATGCCTGGGACCTGGTCCGTATCCATTTGTTTGGCGAGCAAGACCTCGACGCGCAGCCGGATACCCCCGTGACCCGGCTGCCCAGCTACGCTGCTATGGCTGAACTGGCCATGCACGATCCGGTCGTCTACGGCACGCTATCCGAGGAAAATCTCCAACATGCCATGGAGGGATTCACGCCGGTGGAAGATGACGAGGCGGAGGATTGGCACAGCAGGCTGGAGGTAAACGCCAAAGGCCAGCTGCTCTGCACCAGCCAGAACATGCGATTGCTGATCCACAATGACCCGTTGCTGGCAGGCAAGGTCTGGGATGATTTGTTTGCCCAGAGACGCAAATGCACCGGTCCCCTGCCCTGGGACAAGAACGCCGAGGAACGCTGGTGGACGGACAACGACGATGCCGGGCTGCGGTGGTACTTTGAGAGTGTGCACCATCTCACCGGCACGGCCAAGATTGCGGACGCCATCGCGCTGGAAGCGTCAGCGGCAGCTCGGGACCCGGTGGTTGATTACCTCAACGGCCTGCGCTGGGATGGAATCCCCCGCGTGGAAACCTTGTTCATTGACTACCTGGGCGCAGAGGACACCCCCTACACCCGAGCCGTGGCCCGCAAATGCCTGGCCGCAGCCGTGACCAGAGCGTTCCATCCAGGGGCAAAATACGACCAAGTAGTTATCTTTTCGGGCCCTCAAGGGATCGGTAAAAGCACTTTAGTGGCCCATTTGGGGCAAAAATGGTTCTCTGACAGTCTTACTTGCTTCGGAACCAAGGATGCCAGAGAGAGCATCCGCGGGGTCTGGCTGGTGGAGCTGGGCGAGCTGACAGCGCTGGACAAGAGCGAGAATGAAGCCGCCAAGCAGTTCATCAGCCAGCGCGAAGACGTCTACCACCCCAGTTATGGCCGGAATACAGTCAATTACCCACGCCGGTGCATTTTCTTTGGCACCAGCAACAAGATCGAATTCCTGCGCGACCCGACAGGCAACCGCCGATTCTGGCCCATTGATACCTACAAGCACACCCCAGAGTACGACATCAAGGTTCTGGGCGAGGACCACTGGCTGCCGCAGACCGCCGTGGACCAGATCTGGGCGGAGGCAGTCGAGCTTTACCGGCAGGGCGAGCCGCTGTACTTTAAAGGCGAGCAGGTCGAACAGGCGCAAGAAGTGCAACAGGAACACATGGAAGCCGACCCCTGGCAGGCCAAAATTCAGGCTTTTCTGGAAGCCGAAGTGCCCGTCGATTGGCGCACCGGATGGAATGCCGAGAGGCGCGAGCAGTGGTATGCAGGTACTCTCGTGGATAAATCTTCGATCAACACGGCACCGAGAGATTACACCTGCGTGGCAGAAATCTGGGAGGAATGCTTAAACGGTCGGATCGAACGCATCACCACACGGGAGCAAAGACGCATCACGGGCAGCCTGGAGGCCCTGCCAGAGTGGGCGAAAACCAACACGGTACAGCGCTTTGCGCCTTACGGCAGGCAGAAAGCATGGCACAAAAATCCATATCCCGTCGGTTGACGCTGAGGGGGTAAAAGTTGGTTGACATGGTTGACGCGGTTGACGCACTCGGTTGACGCAAATTTTACGATTTATCGCTATTATATTACTATGTCAACTATGTCAACTAAATATTACTATAAAATATAAATAATAAATAAAGAAGTATTATACCCGCGTATACACACGTATAGGGTCTATTAGGGAAATTGGTTGCCACGGTTGACAAAATACCGAGGGAGAAAGAAAAACACATGCGAGAAAACGTCATAGAGCGAGCGCTCCGGGAGGACATCAAGAAGAAAGGCGGATGGTGCCTGAAATTCGTTTCACCAGGCACAGCAGGGGTGCCTGACCGAATCTGCCTGCTGCCCGGTGGGGTGATTGCCTTCGTAGAACTCAAGGCCCCCGGCAAGCACATCAAGAACGGCAGCCTGCAAGAGTTCTGGGGCAAAGAGCTGGACCGGATGGATTTCCACTGGTGCGAGATCAACACCACGGAGGATGCCAAAGCGCTGGCGCAGTACCTTGGCAATCTATCAAGGCTGCGCACCGGAAAGGAGGTTAGCCAGCGTGAATAGCTTTATCCCCCACCCTTACCAGCAGGACTGCATCAACGCGGTCATTGAGCGCCCCGGCGTGGCGCTTTGGCTGGAAATGGGCCTGGGCAAGACGGTGGTCACCCTAACCGCCATAGCCACGCTGCTGCAGCTGGGCGAGGTCAGCAAAGTGCTGATTGTTGCCCCCAAGAAAGTGGCGGAAGCAACCTGGCAGGACGAAATCAAGAAATGGGAACACCTGCAATGGCTGCGGACAAGCACAGTACTGGGCACCGCAAAGCAGCGCGAGCGGGCCTTGTTAAAAAGAGCCGACATCTACATAACCAACCGGGACAGCGTCGTCTGGCTGGCAACACGATACGGCAGGCGATGGCCGTTTGACATGGTAGTCCTGGATGAAGCGTCGAGCTTCAAGCACCACAGCACACAGCGGTTCAAAGCCCTGCGCAAGGTTCGGCCATTCATCCACCGGGTGGTGGAGCTCACTGGCACCCCCGCGCCGAAAGACTACATGGATTTGTGGGCGCAGGTGTACTTGCTGGACCAGGGACAGCGGCTAGGCCAGCGCTTCACCCAGTACCGGGACAATTACTTTCAGCCGGACAAGCGCAACGGGATGCAGGTGTACAGCTGGCGGCCCCGCAAAGGTGCCGAGGAGGTCATCCAGGCAAAGCTGGCGGACATTGCAATCAGCATCCAGGCAGCCGACCACCTGCACCTGCCGGACAAAATCATCGAGGATATCCCGGTGGTCTTTCCCGACAAGGACTGGCAGACCTACCAGGAGATGCAGACCGCCAAGCTGCTGGAGGTGGACAGCGAGACCATCACCGCGATGCAGGCGGCCACCCTGACCGGCAAGCTGCTCCAGTTGTGCAACGGCGCAATGTATGACGCGGAAAAGCAGGTCCACCAGCTGAACCACTGCAAGCTGGATGCCTTCATGGAGCTCATCGACGCGCTGGACGGGCAGAAAGCCCTCGTTTTTTACGGTTTTGACTTTGACCGGGAACTTTTACAGTCAGAGCTGAAAACGCGCGAGAGGAGCCTCAGATTTGCCGTGCTGGCAGGCCGTGAGGAAGCTGATGCCTGGAACCGTGGCGAGCTGGACGTGCTGCTGGCCCAGCCTGCAAGCTGTGCCTACGGGCTGAACCTCCAGGCGGGTGGGCACCACCTGATCTGGTACAGCCTGCCGTGGAACCTGGAGCTGTACGAGCAGGGCAACGCGCGGCTGTACAGACAGGGGCAGCAGCACCCCGTCATCATCCATCGGCTGCTGGTCAAGAACGGTGCGGATGAATTGGTAGCCAGAGCGCTGGAGAGCAAGAGCGCCTGCCAGCAGGGGTTGATTCAGGGCATTAAGGCTCTGGCAGAGGAGGCGCGTCACCCGCGCAACGCACCCGCAGAGAAAGGTGGTGGTGATTGATGGATATCCTGCTCTCCGTCATTGGCAGCGCCATTCTGGCTGCGCTGCTGTCTGCCGCCTACACCGCCGGGGTCTGCGCCGGGAAAGCTGCTGCCCACCTGGAAGAGGACGATGAACCGAAAATCTACATGGATCATACGCATGGAGGTGAGGACGCGTGACAATACGCCAGTTCCGGCGGTTAAGCCGAGTGCGTCGCCGCAAAATTATTGATGGCATAGAGGACCCGCTGACGCAACGGGTCCTCCGCTGCGCTTTTCTGGGGCCGGGCAAACGCAGCTGGGTGCAGGTGGCCCTCATCATCGGCGGGGACAACACGCCGAACACGGTCTGCCAGATCGCCCACAGAGGGCTTAATTCTGTCACATTTGACCACGAAAAATATGATACGATAGAACCATAGGCCCGACCACGCCTCTGGCAGAGCACTCCCCACTCACCCAAGCGCACCATGGCGGGCCACCCTCCCGGCAGCCTCTCAACGATGCGCAACCGCCGGGCGTTTTTTGAATTTTACCGAGGAGAGCACTCATGCCAAACGGAGGTAAGGACAACGGGCGGTTCAGGACCGCCACGCTGGTGAACTGGCACCTGCTGCCGGAGGTCGAGCTCACACCGGGCGGATTTGCCAAGATGCAGGCAGCCCCCTGGCCAGAGGGCATCGACACCATGGTGCGGTTTAAGGACGCACTCAGCTGCGACTTCCGGGAAGCCCAGGGCCTGCACTTTTACAGTGACGATTACCAGTTTGAGCGGATCTGGACAAAGCCGGAGGTGTACCTGGAGCTTCTGGAGCAATTCGCCTTTGTGGTCGAGCCGGACTTCTCCATGTACCTGGATTTCCCGGAGCCGCTCCAGAAATGGAACCACTACCGCAACCAGTTGCTGGGGGCCTGGTGGCAGGCACGCGGGCTGAACGTGATCCCCAGTGCCAGCTGGGCAGACAAGGCAAGCTTTGCCTGGACCTTTGAGGGACTGCCGGAGCACAGCACCGTGGCAATCAGCACGGTAGGCTGCGTCAAGGGCCGGGAGCTGTACAGTTACTTCATGGATGGCGTACGCGAGCTTTTCCGCCAAAAGCAGCCCACCGGCCTGCTGGTGTATGGTAAGCTCACCCCAGACATTGAAAAGGCCTGCCAGGACGCAGGCATCCAGTACAAGAACTTCCCGCACACGATGATGGGTGCGAGGTTCCTGACCAAGCAGTACGCCGGGAAGCTGGCGCAGGCGGATAAAAACAGACGTAACTGTGCGCAAGATTGACTTGTCCGCCAGAACGTGGTATAGTGAAGCCAGTCTGGTGAACCCGCAGCGGTTCCCAAAGAAAGCGAAGTGAAGCACATGGCAAAAATCAGCGTCCTGCGCGGTAGCGTAGTGTACGCCGACACCGACGCCATCGTGAACGCCGCCAACGCGCAGCTGGCTGGCGGCAGCGGGGTATGCGGTGCCATTTTCACCGAGGCCGGCTGGGATGACATGCAGCGCGCCTGCGACCGCATCGGCGGGTGTCCCACCGGGCATGCCGTCGTCACCCCAGGGTTCCGGCTCAAAGCCAAGTACGTCATTCACACGGTCGGCCCGATTTATTCAGGCACAACGAAAGACGCAGAACTCCTGCGCAGCGCCTATCGCAGCTGTCTGGAACGGGCAGAGGAACTGGGCCTGCACAGCATCGGGTTCTGCTCCATCAGTACTGGCATCTACGGCTACCCGCTGAATGAAGCAGTGAAGATTGCAGCGGATATCCTGCGCACCTTCCCCGCCAAGAGCCTGACCGACATCCGCGTCTACTGCTACGGCGAGCGCGAGTACCAGGCATTCACCAAAGAGCTCGGATAAACCTGTCACATTTGCCCCTAAAAACCATGATACGATGAATCCAGTAACTAACTGGGAGGGTCGATCATGGGCAGAGGGTCACTGGGAGCACAGCAGGGCATGCGGGCGGCTACCGCAACGCAAGCGGAGGAAGCCGCACTGCGGAACCACCCGGAAACAACCACCCACATTGCCGACCACGAGCTGACAGGTAAACAAAAACGCGCCTGGGTAGGCATGGCCTGCCCAGGGCTGAGCCAAGAGGAAAAATCCGAGGCCGTTAAGGCATTGGAGCACTACTCAGGGTCGGGCTACCATGCAATTCATGACAATAACCCCCAAAACAGCTCCAAAGTTGCAAAGGAAATCAACCTGATTGACCGTGTACTGGGTGGAAAAAACGCTCCCGTCTACAAGGGCGCAATCTACCGTGGCATTAAATGGAACAACGGCGAAAAAGATCTAAAAGACCTGATTGCAAAGGGCACCTGGCTCGAAAAGGGCATTACCAGTATGTCCAGCAGTTTGTCGGTTGCAAGGGATGGCTTTGCAGGGGTCGGATGGAATGACGGCAGCTTCATTTCGGTGGTTCTTCGAGAAGCTCCCGGAAAGAACATTTCCGGTGTACCTTTCAGACACCTGTCAAAGATTTCTAGTGAGCATGAGGTTTTACTGCCCTCCTCGATCAATCGTCGAGGATTCAGCATTAAAAAAGCCACCTGGACCAAGAACAACCACGGTGCCACGGTTGTCTACCTTGACGTTGAAGAAAACCTACGGAGGAAAAAGTAATGGATTTGTATAGACCTCTTTGCGAAATCAGCGATAATGATTTGCTTTCTCGCCTGAAAGCGCTGAGCGCACAAGGGATGACAGAAGACGAAATCGCCAAAACCCAAGAGGGGCAGGAGCGTTACTTCCGCTCGCTGACAGACATGCAGATTATCGACATTTGCAACCAGAAAATGAGCCAACCGGGGATGACGCTCTCTGACATTCCCGAATTCAGCGAGCGTGTACGCCGTCGCAACCTCCCCTATGAGGAGGCCTGTGCGCAGCTTTTCAACAAGCAGGAGGATGAAGAATGAACCACAAACCTACCCGTGCAGAGTTCGAAGCTAACGTGCGGATGAAGGGCGAGGGCCCCAGCAAAGCAGATCTTGCCAAGCTGTACCCGGATTTGTTCGGCTCCAAAACCAAGAAAAAGAAGCCCGCCGCAAAGGCTAAGAAGAAAACCAAATAA